CCTACAAATTTGCCAAGTGCCTACAGAGGCGATTCGGAATCATAGAGGGTGTGACGGACAAGAACTATATAACGAACAGCTACCACGTGCATGTGACGGAAAACATCGATGCATTTTCGAAGCTTTCGATTGAGTCAAAGTTCCAGGAGCTTTCTCCGGGAGGCGCAATCAGCTATGTAGAGGTCCCGGACATGCAGGGCAACATTCCTGCAGTCCTCGATATTATGAAACATATCTACAATACGATCCTCTACGCAGAGCTCAATACCAAATGCGACTACTGTCAGGTGTGCGGCTACGATGGTGAGATCAAGATTGTCGAGGATGATGACGGTAAGCTGGTATGGGAGTGCCCGAACTGCGGAAACAGAGACCAGTCGAAGATGAATGTGGTCCGTCGCGTCTGCGGTTACCTTGGAAGTAATTATTTCAACCAGGGCAGAACTGCTGAGATCATGGACCGCGTCCTTCATGTGGGTGTGCCGATGCTGCCTGAAGGGTGTCTCAAAGGAGGCCCGCATTGAATGTAGCACAGATTTATGAAGCGGACTGCGCAAACGGTCCGGGCACAAGGCTTTCGCTTTTCGTCTCCGGCTGCACCAATCATTGTCCTGGGTGCTTCAATCCGGAGACCTGGGAGTTTAATTACGGAGTCACCTACACAGAAGAGATGGAAGACCAGATCATAGAGGGGCTTTCAAAGCCCTATTACAGAGGCCTTTCCATCTTAGGTGGTGAGCCGATGGAGATCGTAAACCAGGAGGCTCTTGTGTATCTCATCCGGAAAGTAAGAGCGATGGATACGCCAAGAGACATCTGGGTGTATACGGGTTTTCATTTTGAGGACCTGCTTCCCGGAGGAAAACGCCACTGCGAGGTGACAGACGAAATCCTCCGTGCCATTGATGTCCTGGTTGACGGACCCTTCGTGGAGAAGCAGAAGAACCTGCGGCTTCCATTCAGGGGCTCAGAAAATCAAAGGATCATTGATATGCGAAAGTCGATGGAGGCAGGCAAGGTAGTCCTTAAGGAAGGATACGACAATGAAAACTAAACAGAAGGTAATCGGTGTGTATACGTTCTGCAGCACAGGATCAGTACTGGTCCACGAGATTGATGGAGACAGGATCCTTGCTTCCATTAATGGCAGGCATCCGGAGTGGTGCGACATCACTGAAGAATGGAACGAAGATAAAAACGACTGGGAGTCAGGCTTCAAGCTCGGCTCCTTTTTTGTACCCTTTGACGAGGTAATGAGAGTGGAGGGAATGGATGGATAAGAAGACAGCTGAATTAAAGGTGCTGCCGGTAGAAGTTTTGAAACCGGCTGCCTATAACCCGAGGAAGAAACTGAAGCCCGGTGATCCTGAGTACGAGAAGATCAAGAACTCGATTCAGGAGTTTGGATTTGCTGATCCTCTGGTAGTGAATAAAGATATGACAATCATCGGCGGACATCAGAGACTTTCAGTGGCGATGGAGCTTGGCTACACAGAAGTCCCCTGTGCGGTCGTTGATGTCGACAAGGTAAGAGAGAAGGCTCTGAACATCGCGCTTAATAAGATCACAGGCGCATGGGATGAGAACCTTCTGGCAGACCTCCTGCAGGATATTCAGAACAGCGACTTTGATCTTGGGAAGACCGGCTTTGATCCGCCTGAGATCGAGCAGCTTTTTACGAAGGTCCATACAAAGGATGTGCAGGAAGATAACTACGATGTAGATAAGGAACTCGAGAAGCCGGTCTTCTCAAAAGAGGGTGACCTCTGGCTCCTTGGAAAGCACCGTGTATTCTGTGGAGACTCTACAGACGAAGCAAACTACGTGACGCTCATGGATGGGCAGAAGGCAAACCTGGTCCTGACCGACCCGCCTTACAACGTGGATGTCGAGGAGACCGCCGGCAAGATCAAGAACGACAATATGCCCGACGCAGATTTCTATAAGTTCCTTCTGGCATCGTACAAAGCAATGTATGCAAACCTCGCAGATGACGGTTCCATCTATGTCTGGCATGCCGATACAGAAGGATTGAACTTCAGAAAAGCATTCAAGGACGCGGGCTTTTACCTGTCCGGCTGCTGTATCTGGAAGAAGAATTCTCTGGTGCTTGGAAGGTCTCCTTACCAGTGGATTCACGAGCCTTGCCTTTACGGCTGGAAGCAGAAGGGAACTCACAAGTGGTATTCCGACAGGAAGCAGACCACGGTCTGGGAGTATGACAAGCCGAGATCATCGAAGGACCATCCTACGATGAAGCCGGTCGTGCTTATGAGCTACCCGATCAGGAACTCTTCAGCGACAAACGGCATCGTCCTTGATCCATTCCTTGGTTCCGGGTCCACTCTCATTGCTTGTGAGGAGACAGGCCGTGTATGCAGAGGCATTGAGCTTGACCCGAAGTTTGTGGATGTCATTGTGAAGCGCTATTGGCAGCATGGGAAGGATAATGGGAAAGATCTCCGGGATGAGATAAAGGTCGTGAGGAACGGACAGGAGATGAAGCTGTCGGAGGTCTGCCAGACCCTTGATGAAGAAAGTTGAGGAAGATATGGAGAATAAAGAACTCACCCTCGGCAGCCTCTTCGATGGCTCCGGGGGTTTTCCTTTGGGAGGTATCCTTGCCGGTATAAATCCGGTGTGGAGTTCCGAGATTGAACCCTTTCCGATAAGGGTGACAACTAAGAGGCTTCCTGAGATGAAGCATTATGGTGATGTGTCAACGTTAACGGGTTCAGAACTTGAGCCTGTTGATGTCATCACATTCGGCAGCCCGTGCCAGGATATGTCTCAGGCGGGCAAGAGAGTCGGACTCGATGGGGAAAGGTCAGGGCTCTTTCATGAAGCAATCAGAATCGTTAAAGAAATGAGGGGGAATACGGATGGAAGAAAACCAAGATACATCGTCTGGGAAAATGTCCCGGGCGCTTTCACATCAAACCAGGGCGAGGACTTCAGGACCGTCCTCGAGGAAGTCTGTGGCATCAGGGAAGGCGACATACATCTTCCTCGACCGAAGACCTGGCCAAGGGCAGGAGAGATCGTGGGAAACGGTTACTCTGTCGCATGGAGACAGCTCGACGCGGTGGGCTGGGGAGTTCCCCAGAGAAGAAAACGAATCTACCTTGTCGCAGATCTTGATGGCCAGAGTGCCGGAAAAATATTATTTGAGTCAGAGGGCATGTCTGGGTATTCTGCGGAGGGCTTCCGAGCGTGGCAAGAAGCTGCCAGAGGTTCTGGAAAAGGCACTGAAGGAACAGGCAAGGCGTTCAGCGTAAAGGCGGTTGACGGATACAATTCATCAATCGGAGATGTGGCTGCAACTCTCGGAGTCAACTGTGGAATGTCCACCGGACGTAATGGCGTCATGGTCGGAAGCGACATCTGTTTAAATGACCAGGGCGGCGAGAGGATGGATGTCACCAATGGCGAGACAACAACACTTCGTGCTGAAGCACATCACCCTCCGATTGTTCTTGAGTCAGCAGGCTTCTGCACGGAGCACTCCGCAAAAGCAAGGTCAGTTGGCTATGAGGAAGAAACAGCTCCGACCCTTCGTGCTGGAACAAAGCCGGCTGCTGTCATGTTTGAAAACCATGCGCAGGACGCAAGGTACAAAGGACCGCTTGAAGAGAGTCCATCACTGACGGCAAGGTATGGGACCGGCGGGAACAATCAGCCACTCGTAGTGAACAAGGAAAGGCAGGAGCCCGATAGCTCGACCTATGATGTGAGGTTCACATCGGAAGGCACAAGGAATGCAAGACAGAACTGCTATGAAACGGATACAGCGAGGACGCTTGATACGGGCGGCAATGCTCCGGATTCGAATCAAGGTGGTGTGGCAGTTGTCCAGGCTTTTGGGGTCTGTGGGAAGACAAGTCATTCGATGATGTCTGACAATCCAGACAGCGGATTTTATGAAGCAGATTCCGCAAGGACAATAGATGGCAATGGTGGAAATCCTACCTGCAATCAGGGTGGAATCGCTGTGGTTGCAATCGAAGGCAACGGATCAAGACCATCCCACAAGGGACCAGGCTTTTCTGATGAAGGGGAGATGTACACGCTGAACGCAACCGAGCAGCATGGCGTCGCTTATAAAGATGACAGGACGCCCACTTATTCGGCATGCAAGAATTCTTTCTTTACTTACGCTTCAGAGGAAGAAGCTGGAACACTTGTAGCTACGGATTACAAGGACCCTCCGCTTATCAATGAGGGCGAGTATATCGTGCGCAGACTGACCCCTGTCGAGTGTGCCAGGCTCCAGGGCTTTCCAGACTGGTGGTGCATGTACCTCGGTGAGGAAGAGCCGTCTGAAGAAGAACTTTCATTCTGGAAAGAAGCATTCGAAACCCACAGGAAGGTCGTGACACACGCAAAGAAACCGAAGACCGAAACGCAGATAAGGAAGTGGCTGAAAGATCCCCATACCGATGCTGCTGAGTACAAGCTCTGGGGCAATGGCGTGGCGCTTCCATGTGTGTATTTTGTGCTTGCGGGAATCGTCTGGGCAGACGAATCAGATCAGAAAAAAGGCGGTGATGCTGAGTGAATGTGGCAATAGTGATTGTCTCTGTTATTGGAATCATTATTTTCATGGCGATAGTATTTGTAATCACTCTCCTTTTGAATGGGACAAACTTTGATGATGACGATGACGCAGAACAGGAGAAATACCTCCGCGAGTATGCCGAGAGGAAGCGACGGAAGGAACTGAAGAAACAACTGAAAAGTGAGGACCACAATGTCGGTTGCTTATAAGCTGCTTCGGGTAAAGAAGAGTTCACCTGGGCAGCTTTTTCCGTTGTTCGTTTTATCCGATGAGGCACTGCCGATGCATGTGTGGCTCACGGCAAAGGAAGGACCAAGGACAGAGAATGGGAAGGTAAGATCGCGCCTTGGTCCTCTTGCTTTTCGGCCTGGCTTCCACCTATCGGAACTTCCTCTTGCTACACACATCGGAGTAGAGGATGGTGGAGACGGTCTCTACATGCATCCAGATACAGTCTGGTGCAGATGCAAATTTTCAGCTGCCATCAATTATCAGGATGAGGCAGACAGAAGAGGCTGGAACGGGAAAGCCCTGGTCCGTCAGAAGGCTTTTCTCGACTATATCCCTATAGATGGTTTCTATCACTATAAAACTCTTCCACAGATGTTTGGCGACTGGATCATAGCAGGTGGCATGGAGATAGAAAAAGTGCTGACGGATGGCGAGGTTGGGGAAATTCTGCAGCTTTATAATCTGAGCCCTCAGCCAAGGCAAGAGCCAATGAATCTTTCTTCCTACGGTTTTGACATTTGACTTGCTATGTGCGTTCAGAAGAGTGATGTATGGAACGGAAAACCATGAAAGGAGATGAATGCTATGAATTTTCCAAGCAGACAGATTGTAGAGGGACTTCGCAAAGAGTATCCCGCTGGCACGATTGTAGAACTTGTGCGGATGGACGATGCCTATGCTCCTCCTGTAGGAACGAGGGGGACTGTCCAAGGTGTCGATGACGCAGGAAGTCTAATGGTCAACTGGGATAACGGCAGCGGACTCAATGTCGTGTATGGCGAGGACCTTGTGAGGAAGGTCTAAGATACACAGTTCATGGCGGGTTCCGAAGCTGTATCTTTGGTGGATTTATGGCTCAGAAATGAGTGGATATATATCGGCTGAAGAGTGATTAATACCATAACAAAAGAAAACAACCACGGCGAAAGGAACCCAAACCATGAAGAACACAGCAACCCAGATCGAGAACATGAAGAAGCAGACCATCGGAGTTGAGGTCGAGATGAACAACATCAGAAGAGACAAGGCAGCGAAGCTTGCAGCCGACTTCTTCGGAACCGGAAGGTACGAAAACACAGCAAGCCGGAACGGCTACTACACCTGGAGCGCCTGGGATGCTGAGGGTCGCGAATGGAAATTCCAGAGGGATGTAAGCATTGCCGGACCCGATGCCGAGAAATGCGAAATGGTCACCCCGATCCTTACCTACGACGACATCGAGACCCTGCAGGAGATCGTGAGACGCCTTCGCAAGGCAGGAGCCAAGAGCGACGCCACAAGGGGATGCGGAGTTCACATTCACATCGGAGCCATGGGTCATACAGCAAAGACCATCCGGAACCTGGCCAACATCATGGCAAGCCACGAAGAGCTTTTGATCAGGGCCCTGAACCTTGATCCGAGCCGCCTCGGTAGATACTGCCGCACGGTTGACAGAAACTTCCTTGAAACCCTAAACCGGAAGAAGCCGGAAACCATGAGCGACCTCGCAGAGGTTTGGTACACAAGCCAGGGATGCAGCTACGGCAGAACACAGCACTACAACAGCAGCCGCTACCACATGCTCAACCTCCACGCCACCTTCACAAAGGGAACCATCGAGTTCAGACTTTTTCAATTCGACGCACCGGCAGATGGAAAGCAGAACGGCCTCCACGCAGGACAGCTCAAGAGCTACATCCAGCTTTGCCTGGCCATGAGCGAACTTGCCAAGGAAGTAAGAAGCGCAAGCGCAAGACCTCAGCAGAGCGAGAACGACCGCTACGCAATGAGAACCTGGCTCCTTCGCCTGGGCTTCATCGGGGACGAGTTCAAGACAGCCAGGGAGCTTTACACAAAGCGCCTTTCCGGAGACACAGCCTTCAGACACGGCAGAGCAGCCGCTTGAAGGCCACGGAAGTAAACCTTCCCCACCGACGACCGCCAGGGTGCGGCCTTAAGGTGGTAGAAGAGCAGTTACTTCAACACCAACTTTGCGAAAGGAGCAAGATCATGAACATGGATTTTAACTGGGAACTCATCAAGCCGGAGAAAGGAAGAAGAATGAAGAACCGCTACTACTTAGCCTACGGAAGCAACCTCGACATGGAACAGATGATGATGAGGTGCCCAGGCGCCAGGAGAAGAGGCTACGGCAGCATTGAAAACTACGAACTTCTCTACAAGGGAAGCAAGACCGGTTCCTATCTTACCATCGAGCCGAAAGCCGGAAGCCATGTGCCGGTCGGGGTTTTCACGGTAACTCCGGATGATGAGCGAAGGCTTGATCACTACGAAGGCTTCCCAAGGTTCTACTACAAGAAGGAGATGAAGATCCGCATCTGGGACGAGGTCCTTGAAAAGCACAGGAAGGTCGATGCCTTTGTCTACATCATGCACGAGGACCGGAAGCTTGGGATTCCTTCTGCGCTCTATGTGGCGACCTGCACCCAGGGGTACTTAGACTTCGGATTCGACTTGGACCTTCTCGAGGAAGCTAAAGAAAAAAGCTATGCAGCAGAGAGGGGTGAGTGACATGAAGGAAAGCAACGTCCTAGAGCTTCGAATCTGCCCGATCTGCGGCAAACCCTACAGCGGGGTCCCGGCGCTTTCAAGGACCGACAACAAGACAATGATCTGTCCGGATTGCGGGACGCGCCAGGCTTTGGAATCCATCGGTGTTCCCGCAGACCAGCAGGAGAAGATCATAGAAATCATTCACAATTCAGGGCGAGGAGAAGATTGAGATCTTTGGTGGATTTATAGATCAGATAATAGTGGATAAATCCTTCTGAAAGAGTGATATATGTGTACAACAAAACAAGGAACACCCACCAAGGAGGACAAGGCCATGACAAAGGAAATGAAGAACAGAGCAGAAGAGCTTAGGGTACCGACACAGAGCACAAGCGAGGAGCTTGAATGCAAGGGCTTCAAGGTTTTAACCTTCGGGAACAAGATCCTGGCGGTCGGCTACTACTACATGGGAATGAACAAGGCAAGCTACTACGGAGCAGCCTACGAATTCACAGGCAGCGACCACACATGCGAAGGAGCGATCAGCCTTAAGAACCTCAGCAAGGTCGAGTTCGAAGATGACGGACACGCATTCGCATGGGCCATGAACATCTAAGCGGAAGAGCCGCAGAAAGGAGCTTCATATGACAAACTTCACACTTGGTACCCTGGTTACAAACTTCGGAATCACCGCTACGGTGGTTGGCTTCCACGAGGAGGCACACGACCTGATCTTAGAAGCTCCTGGAATCGGGAGATGGATTGCAGATCCTGCGAAATGCACACTGGCCGAGGGGCCGGTCATGTATAAGGATGGCCTTATCGCAATCGGCTGACACCTGGGAGGAGCCTTTCGATGGGCTCCTTTTTCTGTGGCTAAGATACACAAATGATGTCGCAGTTCCTCCGCTGATCTTTGGTGTGTTTATGGAGCATATTCTACTGGATATATATCCTCTCCTGAGTGATATATAGACACAACAAAAGAACAGCACCCACCAAGGAGGGCAAAGACCATGACAAACACAGCTACTTATTCAGAGGCAATCATTTTTAACAAGAAGCACGAGGCAGTTGAAATTCTCAAGGACATTAGCAACATTATCAGAGAGTCCGACGGAGAAGTCATTATCACCTACGAGGGAAACAAGACTGCAAGCCTTATACCTGGAGGCGAGACCGGCTGGGACGTAATATTCAGATAAAAAAACAGCAACTGCTAAGAGGGGAGCCTTCGAAAGGGCTCCTTTTTCTGTGGCGTGGGAATCATATTATAGACAAATCATGTGGCTAATCCTCCGGCAATCTTTGGTACATATATGACTCACTATCTACTGGATATAATCCGGCGACAGAGTGATATATAGACACAACAAAAGAACACCACCACATTAAAGGAGGACAAGACCATGACAAGATTTGAAAGAGAACTTAGCGGAGAGCTTGGAGCATTTTGGAAGAACAGCGCAGAGAAGGAACTCGAGAAGGTCAAGGCAGACCTCGAAAGCGGAAAGATTACCATCGACGAGAACGGGGTCGCAAGGAACTGCATCGGCCGGGTCCTGATGGACGACATGCTTGAGAAGCTCCTCCACATCACCGACAAGGCAAGCGCAGAGGCCACACGGGCCGCGAGAGCCGCCGAGACAGCCGCCTTCCTGGAAGAGTACCGGAAGAACTACGAAGGCCCCACAGAGGAAGAGAAAGCCGAGATGAGGGCAGCATTTGGCGAAGGCGAGACGGTGGTCGACATCATCACCGGACAGCGCATCAGCCTCTGAAAGGAGGCTTACGGCCATGACAGAATACAGGATCATCTACATCAGCATTGAGGATGGCGAGCAGCGAATCGGCTGCTCCTACGGAGAATCGGGCCAGCAGGCCGTGAGAGAATTCTTAGCCTACAGCGATGACTGCGACAGGATCATCGGGGTTAGAAAAGCAGCATAACAAAATGCAGAACAGGCAGAGAAAAGGAGCTGAGCTTATCAGCTTCCTTTCCCTGCTTGTTGTGTATCCCAGAAGAAAGGAGGGACTTAGATGGCAACAAGAGGAAGAAAACCCACACCTACAGCGATCAAGGAGCTGGAAGGAAATCCAGGAAAGAGACCATTAAATAGTAACGAGCCGAAGCCTGATACCACAGCACCAAAGTGTCCGAAGTGGCTCGAACCCGAAGCAAAGAAGGAATGGAAGCGGCTCTCGATAGAAATGGAGCGGATCGGAATCCTTACAAAAGTCGATATGGCCGCCTTCGCAGCTTACTGTCAGGCATATGCCAGATGGCAGGAGGCCGAGAAATTCATCACGGAGCATGGGACCATCGTCCGGACGCCTTCCGGATACTGGCAGACAGTTCCGCAGGTCTCTATCGCACAGACTTATATGAAGATCATGGAGAAGCTTGCCGAGCAGTTCGGTCTTACTCCTTCTTCGAGATCCAGAATCATTGCAGGAAACCAGGAAGGACCTGTCGAGGATGAAATGGAAAAGATACTGAGAGGTGATAAGTGATGGAAGAAGAAAGACCAGTCGGGTATCCGAAGCTTAAGGATTACAAGCCGACAAAGTTCATGCTTCCAACCTCTCACTATGACAAATCCAAAGCTGATAGGGCAGTGAACTTCATCGAGAACCTTCGTCACACGAAAGGCAAGTGGGCTGGAAAACGCTTCTGGCTCCTTCCCTGGCAGGAACAAATCATCAGGGATATCTTCGGCATCGTGAAAGCAGATGGCAAGCGGCAGTTCCGCACAGCCTATGTAGAGATTGGAAAGAAGAATGGAAAGAGTGAGCTTGCGGCTGCGGTTGCGCTTTACCTTCTCTATGCCGATGGAGAGTCTTCCGCAGAAGTCTATGGTGCTGCAAGTGACCGTCAGCAAGCATCCATTGTGTTCGATGTAGCCAAGCGGATGGTTGAAATGACTCCGGCGCTCATGAAACGGTCGAAGATCATGGCGGCAACGAAGCGGCTTGTGAATTACAGCAACGCAGGATTTTACCAGGTGCTTTCCGCAGAGGTTGGAACGAAGCACGGACTCAATGTCTCAGGACTCGTGTTCGATGAACTTCATGCCCAGCCAAACAGAAACCTCTATGATGTTCTTACGAAAGGTTCTGGTGACGCCAGGGAGCAACCCTTATTCTTTCTCATTACTACAGCTGGAAATGACCGGAACAGCATCTGCTACGAGGTACATACGAAGGCAGAAGATATACTGAAGGGGAGAAAAGTGGACCCGACATTCTACCCGGTTGTCTATGGCCTAGAGATTGATGAGGACTGGCATGATGAGAAGAACTGGAAGAAGGCAAATCCCTCGCTTGGCCAGACGATTCAGATCGAGCGTGTGAGGGAAGCCTACAACGAGGCGCTTACAAATCCTGCCGAGGAGAACATCTTCAGGCAGCTTCGACTCAACACCTGGGTCTCCAGCACGACTGCGTGGATTCCGGACCTGGTATTCATGAAGGGAGCGGAGAAAATCGATATGGGTTCGCTTGAAGGAAGAGCCTGCTACGGTGGCCTTGATCTTTCTAGCACTGAAGACATCACCGCTCTGGTCCTGATCTTTCCTCCGGATACAGAGGATGGAAAGTACATCCTGCTTCCGTACTTCTGGGTGCCGGAAGAGACGATACCAAGGAGAGTCAAATATCACAGTGTCCCATATGATGTCTGGCACAAGCAGGGCTACATCAAGGCGACCGAAGGAAACGTCATTGATTACAACTTCATCGAAGCCTTCATCAATGAGCTGAATACACACTACCAGATTAAGGAGATCGCAGTTGACCGATGGAATGCCACACAGCTTATCCAGAACCTTGAAGGTGACGGATTTACGATGGTCCAGTTCGGCCAGGGCTTTAAGTCGATGAGCCCGCCTACGAAGGAGTTCTATAAGCTGCTTCTTGAAGGCAGGATCGTTCATGGCGGGAACCCGGTGCTGAGGTGGATGGCAGGAAACGTTGTGGTCGATACTGATGCCGCTGAGAATGTGAAGCCTACGAAGGCCAGGTCCTTAGAGAAGATCGATGGAATCGTCGCCTCAATCATGGCACTTGACCGGTGCATCTGCCATGAAGATTCCGGCAGCGTTTATGACGAAAGAGGCCTCGTTATCTTCTGATCTATTTGTTTAATTTATCGGGTTGATAATAATCCGCTTCAGAGCGATAGATAGACTACAAAAAAAACGAATCCACATAGGAAAGGAGAAAAGCACTATGAACATTCAAATCAAGACCAGCGACAGGAAGGCATTCGTAAAGATGCTCGTTGACCTTACAGGAGAGCAAAGCC